CCTGAATCTCATTTTTATTTTTGCGATTTTAAAGACTACACCACGCAAACTGTGTAGAACTACAGAGGACACTCTGCATATATTCACGGTTCCACTGTCCTATTCTTAGGCCAAAAACCTAAGTAGGGCGGTGGTAGTGAGTAAAAGAAACCAACTCTCGGACCAAATCGCCTCACGGTGTGAAGAATGGTCACTTCAGGGTCAGTAATTATATTCAGAGTAGGAAGAGCTTCATTATCACAAAGAAGCATATCGGAAACATTTTCTGGTATAGGGTACCAATCATATTTTCCCATAGCGGGAAAATTCATTTCCAAAACAGGATTAAGTCTCACATCCTGAATAACTGTTCCGTTAGCCAATGTACTATAACTAGACGGAAAAGAGTTATTAGCTCCCTCATACTGAATAAAAACTGAACTTGGATCAGCCGGATCGGCAGGCGGACTGCAAATCCACTTCATATCCATAGAACCACGAAAGAAAAGAAACAAAGCCGAAATAGAATCACAATTAGGCGATTCTACCCATCCATCAGTTGCCCAATATGGTTTCGGGTTAACTACATTAACACCCAACCAAGCATCATATCTTTTACCTATATCTTCGAGAGTTCGAACCCCTTCCTTTCCAAAGGGCGTTCTCGTCGAAGCTTCAAAAGCAGGTTCATCGACAGATGCAAAATCACAAGCAAACATCTGAGCTTCTGCCTTGAGTGGACTATCCACTGATCCGGAAGAACCTCCGGAACACAAAGAGTGAAACTGAAAATCCTTCCCTGCATGAACCCAAACAAAAACTTGGACGGACGGACTTATACCTCTCTGAGAAATCAAATCGCTCACCTTCTTGATACTAAAAAGTGGACCAGAATTCAGCCCACTATCAACAATCTGAGTTCGTTGAAACGGAGAAAGGTACAAATAAGGAATCTGAAAAGAAACAACGTCAGAACCCCTTATAGTAACCACCTTTGTCACATGATCCGATTCATCCTCTGAATTAAGATACCGAAGTGACAGAGCAAAACGCCCCGAAACGAGAGGAGAAGTCACAAAATGAACAGTAAAAACTACTGAACCCCTCCAAAACCGGAAAAATTGTGACATCCAATGAATACGAGAATCTACCATCTGCTCCGGGCGGGTCCACAAAAAGTGAATATCCGTACCTCCATTAGTAAATTCATAAACCTCAAGAATACTAGGTACTCTCAAGTAGTCGATTATTGAATGGGACGTTACCCCATTATCTGGCCACTCCGCTAATTTCTTAGCCGGAGCCGACCTCCCTACTAGATCTCCATAAGGATCAGGAAAAGTAGACACATTAGATCTTTCTTCATTCTGGGAGATTTCACTCTCCCCACAATTACCGTTCCACCAACAATCGACAGACTCATCGACTTTGTTCATAAGAAAATTGGTTCCTGCTTTGGCTCCTTCAGCTATACGAGCACTGGCCCAACCTGAAACAGCATTAGTAACTCCACTGTTCAAAACAGCGGCACCTGCAAGAGACGCCGCCCCGGTAAACATCTGAGCTTCAGCAACTATAGCTCCCGTATTCTCCGGCAAAAACCCCTGAACAATGGGATTCTTAAACCGAGCATACATTTTAAACGGAATGTCAGTTTTAACATCTGATAACGTTCCAAAGGGAGTAGAAATAAAAACAGTAAATCTGCTCATAGCAGCTGTTGCTGTTAACAAATCACTGTGGTTAGGATGCAGAGTATCATAATACGCCTGCAAATCTATCCACATAGCTGGGGAAACCCAAGGAACCTCATAAGTTAGTTCTTGTTGTTGTGACACATCAAGAATAGCCGGATTATGGTTCATAATCCTCGACCAATCTAAATTATAAGGAGAGTTGCTAGAAATCCAACTGTATGGAACAGAAGGAGTAAAAGTAAGATAAGGGACATGGCAAGCAAATGCCAGCCCATAATCATAAATAGAAGACGAACTGACAATTCTAACTTCTATCTTTGATCTAAAATACTTGAAAGTATTCAGAGCTTTTTTAATAGGCTCCGAATCAAGCAAAGCGTTCATCAGAGTTACCAAAGTATAGTCTGAACTAACGCCCTCTCCTCCGAGATTAAAATCTTGAAGAAGTCGCCATCTCTCCAAAATAGCTTTGGGACACTGATCCTCGTAGGGGAGATCATAAGATGAAAAATCACTCATTTTCTCCTGTCGGAGGGTATTTTCAGTAACCACAAAATCGATAATATTGTGTTCCAATTTCTCGGTTGAGTTAGGTCCCCCTAAAACTATATTTTGCTGATCTTCGGCAGCAAGTCCTAATTTATTTTCGGCAGTCCACATTAAACTATAGGTAACAACTGAACTAAAAGTTACCCAGTAAAAGTGCTACAAACAGCAGAGTGCAGCTTTTCCAAACTTCGTAGCAAGTCTGAATTTGATCACACACTCCCGTGGTTGCGTTTATTGGTATACCAGCCCAAGGTATCGGATAAGTTTATAAGTCATTCCAGGACTACATTCTTTAATGTATTTAAAGATTATTCATGAAGCGTGTATGATGATACTCATACGTCTCCACTTTCGCGTTCACATTATACACACGACAAGCCTCAAGGATCTCATTCCTCCAAGACTCAAATCGCGGTCTTCCATAATAATACATTTCCATCCCTGCAACTCCAATATTGACCTTAAGTTGCTCGACATTTCCATGCAAAGATCCTGTATCTCTAATCCACAAGAGCATTGAATGAATAGAACTTTCATCCAATGTAGCGTAAACAAGAGAGTCAGAAACAACTCTCCACTTACGTTTGAGGAATTCAAGGTCCTCAACCTCAAGAAATTCAGTCTCCACTGAGCTCTTATCAGGATTAGTATAGGTCATACCAAAAAGCTGAAAAATTAGCTCACTAAGAGACTTCATATTCCAGTGATGACCATAACGAGGAGGTACTCCCCATAAATTGTCATCACCATAAAAAATCCTCCAAAGGATTTTTATGGTTTCTTCAGAAAAACCACAGCCGCAGCAAGTTTCTCGACACTCTTTTTGTAAAACAAAGAATACCAAAGAAAAAATCACTACATTGCAGTAGGTATTGAAGAAACCAGTGAGGTAACCCCCGCTAGGATTGGCAAAAGAAAGCCAATAGACGGTTCTAGAAACTATCAAGATAGGTCCTGAAGCGCTCATACAAGCGTACACCACCTCTCTATAAAGGAGAGTTCCCGGACCATAACCCATAAAGTTAGCACAATCTATCCCCATCCAATAGGAAAAGACGCACCTCAAACCGGTATCGTATCCGGAATAATCCCCACCGCCGTATTTAAAATCCCGACTGGTGAAAATATCTCTCCAAATCTTCCAATCCTGTCCATGGGGATTCGTCCCAATAGCTCCAACAGTCTGGGACCTATGTTTCTTCAAAAACATAATAAGGTCTCCCAAAACCATACGAATCCAAATCATGTGAATGAAATCACCCACATGGAACCCCCGTGTTTTGCCTTGGAGAACCCTTTCAAGCTCTCTTGGTTCATCTTTCAAAGCAAAGATGGTAACCAATTTTGGCAACTTCCCTTCAGCTACTGCTTGCTCTATACGGGCAATCTCTTCATAGATGAAGGGGTGAATAAAGCCAGGCGCCCCATTCAAAGGTAGCCTAACTGCATCTTTTCTCTTAAGACCCTTCAGTCTTAAAAGAATACCCTCAGACGTAGTCATATCAATGGAATCCAATTTACCAGGAATTCCAAAGACAGCCTCCTCAATAGTAAGTCGTCTAAGAGGTCGAGATTTAATCAAATCTCGTAAACCAAAGAAACCTTCGGAAAAGGCTCCAGGATGAGCAGCAAACAAACCTGCTGCCCAAGAGGGAAGAGGATTTGACTTGTCAACCGCAAACTGCTTCGTTTTCGCCTTCTCAAGCGGATTAACTACTTCTCCAAATTCGTTAACAAATGGAGAAAGCGCAGCAGGGTACTGATCAACTTCATACAAGGGAGGTAAAGTACACCCATTTCCTTGAAACAAAGAAGGAACAAAACAAGTCTTTGAAGGAATAAAATTACCCTTCTTCATAGTACCGACTGGATGTGCTCCATCCGGTACTCCCGTAAAGGGACCTCCATGAGTCATGTTCTCCTCAATAAGCGGAGAAACATAAACATCCTGTGGATAGAGAAACCCTTGCGAATCTGCCTTAATCTCCGGAAAATCGGACTGATATATAGGGCAGGCGTAAGAATCTCCACCACAACCGGCGGTATGAATACCTTCCAAATAAATGACCCCAGAATCAGGATCAATAGAAATATAAGGACTAGAACAGTCTCCTGCTCTGCCCTCTAAACCGTGAATTGTAATAAAATTATTACTAACCACGGTTCCAGGATTTTTACACCCTTTATAATCAGCACTAAGATCAGTGCCATTATAAGGAGTGACATAATCAGAAGTCTGGCAAACCAAGGTACTTTCTTTCCCTGTACGTTTACACATAACTCTCATTATGGATTTTGAAACCTTGTGTCCAAAATTACCCGGACAATACTGCCTCAAAGACTTAAAAGGAGAGCCAAAGGCATGTCCAGCAACATCCAAAAAAGCAATATCACGACGGCCTCCACCCATCTCTCCATTATCACCCATCCTTATGGTGATAAACTGTCTCTCTATAGCAACCTCAGGGAGGTCACCATGACCCAATATGCACATTACTGTAAAATTGGTTCCCCATCCTCTTAAAGGATGGCAAGTCATTATAATTGATGTACCAGACACCAACGTCCATGACTTGAAAATGGTCCCATCCGCGTAGCGAAACGAAACCATCCGAATTTGAGAACCAATCTTATTGGCTCTCCCCACCGACTCATCAAACCCATGAGCAACAGCACGTTGATCAGGAGGAATATAGGTGGTCCTATGAGTTACCGACTGAGTAGCCGGTCTCAAAGGAGCAGGAGTATAAGCCGTTCTATGAGTAATCGACTGGCTCTCAGGCATCAATTTGGAGGCTACACCTCCTTGAGCTAACACCCAAAGACCTTCGTCGACCGTCATATCAGTTGCTGGCTGCATAAACCAATTAAAAACTGGTTTCAACAGCATGGCAATAGTAGAAACGGCACACGCCCCAAAAAACACCCATTTAAACCATGGGTGATTCTCAACTAGCTTAGCATAAGCTAGCTTTGCATCCTTAATCATTCGGACACAAATTTCTTCCAAAGGAATATCCACTCGCGGTTTGCGGGACAAAAAGGTAACCATTGTCGAATAAAGAGTGCGCCTTCCATGCGCATCTCTCAATCTTTCACACTCAACGAGTTGGGATTCCAAAAATTCTCCACTAGTGCCAACAAAATCAACACCAGTAGAAACATCATCTAACATATTAAAAGCTCTCAAAACCGAGCTAATAAACACGCTCAACGAAACTGGAAGAACATAACTAGTATCTTCAGGAGAAATAAGAATATAAGTTCCTCTATTACCTCTTTGAAGAACAAAACCGTCTCCGCAAAGGGATTTTTCTCCTGGAAACACCAAGTTAGGATTTCTCGATCGAATGGGCTCCACAAATTGTAAAAATTTTGTAGAGTCAGACATAAGACCAAGAAAAGAGGAAGAACTTGCTCTGAAAACAGAGCGAACATCTTCCCATGGGGCACTACACAAGAACTGTACCCACGACTCTAAACACGTCGCGGGCGTATCAACAAAATGAACAGGTCGCCCTGTTACAAATCTGTTATGAATAAACTCTTCACACGCTCTTCCAATAAGAACAGTGAAAGAATTTCTCACCTTAAAACCCTCAGTACAATAAGGATCAGAGGGTAATGGTACCGCGTAATTCAACGATCGAATATACGAAGCAGTCCAATGCTCTCTTTCTTCCTCAACATGGGGACTAACCATATCTTCCACCCTAATGGATCTCTCCTCAGGGGGATCATAAGTCCCAAAAATCTGAGTGTCTTGGTTCATCCTCAACGTTACCGCTTTTGGAAACCCAAGACCACTACTATCTTCAGGATCGGATACTATAACAACTTCCTCAGCGGATTTCTCCGTGTGATACTCATCTACACAATCATTCATACAGATGGTGTTCGTTATTACTTCTTCTCCCGAAGACTCAACATCGCTCGTTCGAACAACGTCGGCAAACTCTCCATACCCAGCCCGGTTAAAATATCGAGCTAAATGGGGCATCAGACCCAAGGAGCGGGTAGTGTAATCTTTAAGATCATTCTTCTGGGATTCAATCCCTGAAGATTCGTCACTACCTCCTTCTCCAGCCTGAGCCTGAGCTTTAAGACTATCCGAAGAGGAACTCTCCGAAATATCCCTAGTGTTCAGGATAGTTTGTAATTCTGTAGAAACATCCACAGCGCCTAAATCAGCCAACTTTTCAATAGTTGTCCAATTAGGTTCAAAATCCCCAAAAACTTCATCGGGGATCGGCATGGGAATCTTTGACCCTAAGGTCTCAGAAGATCCTGCCTTCTTTCTCAAGCAAATCTCTTTAAACATTGCTCGAGCCACTTGAGACAAGGTAAAACTAAACATATTACCTTGTGCAACAAATGCCTTGTGATAAGGACCTTCTGCAAAGTCCTTACTTTTGGGTGAAATCCCTAAAAACCGGGAAATACCTAAAAACGCTTCTTTCCAATAAGGTGAATTTTCATCCACCTTCTTTGGAAACTTAACGACAAAAATCCAAGCTTTGTCGAAATTTGAAGCATCAGGCAAAAGAGTTTCCCCTCTTACCACATGAAAAGGAAAAGCTTGTCTCCTAATCATAGAAACAGGACAAGTCATGCCTGTCTTGTTTTGCCTTGACAATCCAAAATCAGAATTGTCAAAATTGGTGGTGCAAATAAGCACCTCAGATCGGAAAAACACTTTTCCTTTCATACCAAAAGCCACATTAAGCGGCAGGGGAGATATATCGCAAATAGACTGCACTGTAGACAACTCTTTAGCACGCGTTAACTCATCATTCTTATTCAGAACTTCATTCATAGTACAAAAAGGTTGACCACAATATGTCTCCCAATAATCAGAATCCTTCACTTTTTCAAAAACTAGTGAAGGAGACCAAGCGGGATATTCTCCCGGAAATTTCTTTACGAGCATTTTATGCAAAAGCTCCGGTAAAGTACGCAACATTAGCGTTTTCCCCTGACCCGGTTCTCCCTGCAGCCAGACGCAAACTGTTTCAATGCGCTTTTTATACATATCGGCATTAGCCAATGCCTCTTCATGAAGGAGTCTTAATCCTTCGTAAGTTTTCAAATAGATTCCTGTCATAGGTCCTTTGAAAGCCTTCATGGCGGAGTATAAATCCGCCCCTTTAGTCACAATTTCTTGCAACTCTTGCGTTTTCGACCTGTCTCTAAGAACGGCCTCCTGTAACATAGGAGTTTGCGAAAACGCAACCATATCTTTCCAGAACTTATCAAATTTAGCCATTGTCTCCCTATTTGGAAACAAGTGCTCATCCATAATCCAGAAATAGATATTATCTACGACATCAGTTACTATCTCGACAAAATTGTCCATGAGGGATCCCGAACGGGAAACCACATTAACAAAAGATGAGTAATTGGCCATAGAAGTGGGTTTCATAGTCGTAACTACAAAATAGCCCATAGCCGCCATGAGTCCACCAGTTAAAGTGAACCCTTGGGCTTCTACTCTAGAAGTACCAAAAATGGTGTCATACACTGTCCACCAAGTAGTACTCACTGTATATCCTAAACCTAAAACTAGCTTTTGAACTCCTAGTTTTAAGAGTGACAAAAAGTCAACAAAATATTGACGATTCATATATACACAAATAAAAAATATAAACAAAGGAAATATCTTCTTCAACTTATCGGTCAGATCAAAATGAAACTCAAAAGCCTCAAAAACCCTCCCGATTGCATCAGACACGTTTTTAAAACATGACTTCAACAAATCAAAAACAGCCGAAAAAGAAAAACCCTCCAAAGAGTCTCCAAGACCCTGAAGGATTTTCTTGGGCCAATTAAGGAAAACATCCTTAATTAACTCCATCATCTTATTACCCAGTGAAGAGAACAAACCCCCCACTGGGTCCTCAACCATTTCCTTAAGTTGAGGTTTAGATTGGAGGAACTCGTCAATAACTTCACGAGCTACTCCCTTAGGATCCTGTGCAGCTTTCGCCGCCTCAGGATACTTCGCTTCCATTTCTTCGGAAGCAGCATCAGCAACCTTACGCCCCACATAATTGAGGGGGTTAAACATTTGGGCCTGACACCTAATAGCTTTGTGGTTCTTTTTGGACCAAATAAAATATTCGTCCATAAGAGCCGCAAACTCATTCTCTTCATCATTAAAGGTAAATACTTTACATAAAAACCTGTAATGAGATAACCTGGTTATCCAATTAGGGTAAACCCTTTTCGAAAAATCAGGCATCTTTCCCTTTCTAGGGAAAGGCAAGCTGCTTTCTTCAACAGCTTTCAAATAAGCAAACTGCTTATATTCAGGGATTTCAGCCCTGCTAAACCAACCTCCTTGATACAAATATTTATTGAAATTCATAAAAGCTGATTTAAATACGGTCCATGAAAAAGGACCATTAGCATAAAGTCTGAAAATCGACTTCGCATGCTTAACAGATTCAGGGTTAGAAGTAAAAGGTATTTTTCTAAATTGCATACCTCCAACCGTAAACTGTTCAAACTCTCTAGAGACGTCATAAGACGCCGGCGATGCAGCCTGTTGCTTTCTCCACTTATACCTCACGGCGGGAGAAGAGTGGGGCTTGCAGTAAGTAATCTGCGTAGACCCAATTGTAATTCTTGGAGCGGGGTCTTGAATCTCAAGAGCCTGCATCCTAGAAGCCAATACACGATCAACCTCATTACAAGCAAGAACGGGAGTTGAGCCAATACACCGTTGAACTCGAACTCCCTCAAACTTTTTATCATCAAATCCACTCATTTTATTCTTATAAATCTTGGAGTCATGGATGAAGAATTATCCGGCAACTACCCCGGAACTTGTTTTATATTTTTGTTGTAGATCGTCATCTACTTTTAGTTTTATAATTTTATATTTTATTTTGGTGTCGAAATTGACTGCAAAGTATCTGATAACATACCATTGGATTCTCCTAATGAATATAGTCTAATAACACAATAATCAAGCAGACAAAGTTTTTATCTAAAATTTCAGCTTTAATGCTTCCTAGCTTACGCTCAGCACTTGATAATATCTTTCGATCTTTAATGAAACAATACAACAAACCCCCTTACCTATCTTATCAGATAAGGAGTGTTGAAATACTGAATTTATCAAGTAATCCTACTTTAATCATTTAAAACTTCTAATTACACTCAGCTCACCTGCTCAAGAACTTATACTAAAACTTCTCCGGTCACAACCCGGTTCTTGATTCTTTCTAAGTAGAAACAGTCTAATTGCCTAATATAATCCTTACTAATGATGTTAATAGTTAAAATAATCACTGCATCTCGTGGCTGTAATTACCAAACAGAAATCAATATCATGACTGTCCTATTTTTCAAGGCTCTATTATATAATGAAAAAGAACAGGTTCACCCCAACGTCTTTAGGGCTCCTGGACAAACTACCGCTAACCGGCCTGAATATCGACTAAAACATTTACAAAATAAACGAAAAACAAACAAACTAATTTCATTTTGCCACCTAAAAGGCCCGAATCGGAATCGGACTACTCAGTAACTAGATCATGTACGTATACAATCAAAGGTTACTTTTCGATATAGCTAAAACTAGTTCAAAACAAACAAATAATAAAAGAAATATAAATATATATAGGGAGAGAAAATCCAATTTCCTCTCCAATTCTTCTCTAAACTCCCACTAGGAACAAATAAGTGAGATAAAGAGAGACATTTTATTTTGTTATACCGCAGATAAAATGCGCTTTCGCACGCTCTAAAATACTGCGTTGTTGAAAAACCGTATCAATAGGTTCTGATTCAGAGTAAAAATACTCCAATACTAGTCCGTGATTATGTCTATGCAATGCACACAGATGTTTCTTGAAGAACATCTTACTCTGAGAGGTACCAGGAAATAAATCCTGG